CTTACCAAGACCACGAAGCGCACATCCAGACACACATGATGGCGATGCAAGACCCTAAGATCATGCAAATTGTGGGACAATCACCGTTCGCAAGCGCAATTCAGTCTGCTATGATGTCCCATATTACGGAACACGTAGCCCTGCAGTACCGTGTGGAGATACAGAAACAGTTGGGTGTAGAACTACCAGACCCAGAGGCACCGCTACCAGAAGATGTAGAACTTCAAGTTTCACGTCTAGCTGCACAAGCCGCAGAGAAGTTGTTCAAGAAAGACCAAGCTGAAGCGTCTGCAGAGAAAGCAGCGGCACAACAAGCCGACCCACTTACTCAAATACAGCAGCGTGAGTTGATGATTAAAGAGACTGAGCTGAAACATAAGATCGAGATGGACAAGCTGAAAGTAAACATCGACGCTATGGCTAAACAAGAGAACGCCCGACTACAACAAGCGCGTATCGACTCTGAGGAAGAGAAAGAGGCGGCACGTATCGGCGTTAAGGTGGCCGAGCTTGAAACAGACCAGAAAGAATCTGCAGCCCGCCTAGCCCTAGATATTGCAGAGAAAGTGAACTTAGATGGCTGATACTGTATTTCACCATGTACTAACCCGACTTGAAGAAAGTCGCACATCTATCGCCGAACATCTCGCAGAGGGCGGCGCTAAAGACCAAGAGACCTACTGGAAGCTAGTAGGGAAGTATGAAGCATTAACTATTATACGTAATGATGTTAAAGATATTGAACAAAGGTATATTGAAGATTAGATATCATACGTGTACATATATGACATAACGTGGAATAATCCATGCAAAGGGCGCTGTGAGCCTTTAATCACTGCAGGAGACGAAGATGTACGCTACCGACAAAGTAGACGACAAGCAACTACTGGCAAAATTGCCCGAACCGAAAGGTTATAAGCTGCTTATCGCAATACCAGAACTTGAAGGCAAGACAGATGGCGGTGTTTATATGCCCGATTCTTTAACCAAAATGGAAGAAACCGCGACCATTATTGGATATGTCATCAGTATAGGTGAAGAAGCCTATACAGATAAAGAGCGGTTCCCGAATGGACCTTGGTGCGAAAAAGGTGATTTTATCATCTTCCGTTCGTATTCAGGTACACGTTTTAAATTACATAACAAAGAGTTCCGTATTATCAACGACGATACTGTTGAAGCGGTAGTCGAAGACCCACGGGGGTACAGTAGAGCATGAGTGAAGAATTAGAAACAGTCGTTGAAGACACAGTAGTAGAGACCGGAGCGTTAGAAGTAGACGTTGAAGGTGAAGATGATTTTGAAGTCGAAATCGCTGACGATACTCCTGAAGAGGACAAAGGTCGCCCGCGTAGGGCAGCTGATGCCGAGGCGGATATCCCAGAAGACGAAGAGCTTGAGAAGCACAGCGACTCGGTACAGAAGCGTATCAAGAAGCTAAAGTTCGAGTATCACGAAGAACGTCGTCGTAAGGAAGAAGCTGAACGCGAACGTGAAGTGGCAGTTCAGTATGCAGAATCGCAGAAGAACGAAGCAGCGCGTCTCCGTAAAAATCTTTCTGAAGGTGAAGGTGTATTGGTTAATGAAGCCAAGGCACGAGTAGCATCAGAACTTAATAGTGCTAAACGCGCCTACAAAGAAGCTTATGAAGCTGGGGACACCGATGCTGTGCTTGAAGCGCAAATGTCATTGTCTAAGCTACAGCTTGAAGCTGATCGTGTAGAAAACTGGAAACCAGCAGAGAGGGTTGTACAAGACCAGTCTCAAGCTCCAGCACCGCAAGCAGCGCCTCGTGTTCCTGTACCAGATCGTAAGGCACAGGAATGGGTAGCTGAGAACGATTGGTTCCAGAAAGACACGGGCATGACAAGGTATGCTATGCTCATACATGAAGAACTATTAGAGACAGGCGTTGATTCTACGTCAGATGTGTACTATAGTAAGATAAACGAGGCCATGCGGTCTCGATACCCAGATCGCTTTGCGGACGTGGAACCAGAGGTTCGACAACCACAACGTAAAGCTGGCTCCGTGGTGGCCCCGGGCGGTAGAAGTACCGCCGCATCACGCAATAAAGTTGTCATCACCTCATCTGAGGCCGCAATCGCCAAGCGCCTTGGATTATCTAATAAAGAATATGCGGCGCAAAAGCTAAAGGATATGCAAAATGGCTGATAGAAAACCACGTACAACCGAAACCCGCGAAGCGGGAGAACGTCGTAAACCTTGGAAGCGCTCGTCAATGCTACCTACCCCCGAACCACGAGACGGACTTTCGTTTCGCTGGATTCGCACATCTACATTGGGTAACGCAGATATGACAAATGTCTCTGGGAGGTTTCGTGATGGCTATGTGCCCGTAAAGGCAGTGGATTATCCTGAGCTACACATCATGTCAGATATTGATTCTCGATTTAAAGACAATATCGAAGTTGGTGGGTTATTGCTTTGCGCTATCCCGACCGAACTAAGAGATGATCGTATTCATGGTCAACTTGAGTCTGCACAAAATCAGGCTGAGGCTGTCGATAGAAACTACATGCGTGAGTCTGACCCGCGGATGCCTATGCTTAAACCTGAGCGTAGTTCGCGGTAACTATAAGGTAAGGGGCAATGAGGCTCTTTACTTCAAAAGTAAATAAATCTGGAGGAAGAGCATCATGGCTACTACAGCTGCTCCCTATGGTCTAAAGCCGGTAAAACGTGCCGACGGAATGGCCTACGCTGGGGCGACATCCCAGTACTTGATCGACCCCGCTGGAGAGGCAACAAACCTCTTTAACGGTCAAGTCGTTCATATCGGTGCTGATGGTTACATCGCACTATCAACTGCAACAGGTGCCGACGGTACTACAAACGCATTACCAACAGGAACAACCTTAACTGGTTCTCTTGGTGTGTTTGTAGGGTGTGAGTACGAGAATGACCTTGGTCAGACTGTATACTCGCAATATTACCCGTCTGGTGCAATAAACGCGAAAGCATTGGTTGTAGACGATCCAAACGTACTATTCCAAGTACAAGCAGATGGCGCTATGGACCAGTCTGATATAGGTGCGAACACTTTCTTCGCAGCTGCTCAGTCTACATCTACTGGCAGAACTGCTACTGGTAACTCTACAAGTGCCGTTGACGCGACAACTAAGACTACCACCGCCGCCTTCCGTATCGTGGCCGCTGTATCACCTATTGGTGATGCGTTTCCTGATCTTTTGGTTAAACTTAACCCCGGCTACAGCAGCATGACTAACGCTGTTGGCTTGTAAGGAGGGATAACACATGGCTATTTCACGCGCACAGGCGCTTAAAGAGCTCTTACCCGGACTTAATGCCTTATTTGGGCTTGAGTACGGCAAATACGAAAACGAACACGCGGACATCTATGAGACAGAAAATTCAGAGCGTAGCTTTGAAGAAGAAGTTAAATTGTCTGGTTTCGGTGCAGCACCAACAAAGGCTGAAGGTTCATCTATTGCGTACGATAATGCGCAAGAGGCGTTCACAGCTCGCTACACACACGAAACTATCGCTATGGGTTTCGCCATCACTGAAGAAGCGATGGAAGATAACTTGTACGATTCTTTGTCCTCACGTTACACAAAAGCTTTAGCTCGCGCTATGGCATACACTAAGCAGGTTAAAGCCGCCTCATTGCTCAACACGGGCTTTGACACTTTCCAGTCTGGTGATGGTGTAACATTGTTCAACACTGCACACCCAACAGTTGGTGGCGGTACAAACTCTAACCGTCCAGCGGTTAGTGCTGACCTTAACGAGACTTCGCTTGAACAAGCGATTATCGACATTGGTGGATACACAGACGAACGTGGCTTACTTATCGCAGCTCGCGCTAGAAAGCTAATCATCCCGTCTGCGTTACAGTTCGTAGCAACTCGTTTGTTGGAAACAACTTTACGTGTAGGTACAGCGGATAACGATATCAATGCAATCAGCTCTAACGGTGCAGTTGCTGAAGGATATGGCGTAAACCATTATCTTACAGACGCTGACGCTTGGTTCCTGACTACAGACATCCCTAATGGTATGAAGCACTTCGTACGTTCTGCGATGGCTACAGGAATGGATGGAGACTTCGACACTGGCAACGTGCGCTACAAAGCGCGTGAGCGTTACAGCTTCGGTGTTTCTGACCCATTAGGTATCTACGGATCACAAGGCGCGTAAGCTCCTAATACTTAAATTTGGAAGGCTCCGCTTCGGTGGGGCTTTCTTTTTGTCTAAAGGTGTTGTATGATCCAGTTAACGGGTACAACATTAGCTTTGTAGACAGGTTTATATACCCACCTGACGTTGCATAGACTACAAGGCGAATCCTTATGCAAAGGGTACTAAAATGGCTTCAACTACATTCTCAGGTCCAGTGACTTCAACTGCTGGATTTATTGGCGACATTGTCGTCCCAACATATACAGTTGCAAATGCACCTTCAGCTTCAGCGGCTGGCGCAGGTACTGTTGTATTTGTTTCAAACGGCGCAGCAGGCGCAGCAATATTAGCTTTCTCTGACGGAACAAACTGGAAGCGTTCTGACACAGGCGGCACAATAGCAGCAGCATAGGGGGTATCTAATGAGTAGATTTGCCCCTCCATCCGAAGAAGAACTAGCAGCCCGAGGAATTGGTACTGTTAAAGTTCGCGCACGAAAAAAAGACGGCACTCTCCAAGCGGATGATCCTTCTACACCTGATGTAAATGAGGCGTGGGAAGAAAAACCTGTTAAGAAACGTGGCCGTCCTGCAAAGAAAAAGGACTAGATTATGGCTGGTCAAGAAGTACGAGCTTATAACTTTGCGGTAGGCGATAGCGCCGCACTTGTAGGCCCATCACGCGGTAGACTGCAGGGGGTTCTAGTGAACGCTGCATCTGCAGCCGCTTTCACTATTCGTAGTGGGTCAGCTACCGGCCCTATTATACTACAGTTAACTTTACCTACTGGTTGGAACGATGTTTATATCCCCAACGATGGTATTTTAGCTGATAACGGTTGTTTTGTTTCTGCCTTTACAGGTTCAGGAAACAAGATGACATTGCTTATAGAGTAACATGGCTGCTAAGAAAAAAGGTACAATGAAAGGTCACACCATAAAAGGTGGTCAAAAACGCCCAACTAAGTCTGGCGCGGGGATGACTAAAAAAGGTGTGGCCAAGTATCGTCGGGATAACCCCGGCTCTAAACTAAAAACAGCCGTTACTGGCAAGGTTAAAAAGGGAAGTGCGGCAGCTAAACGCCGTAAGTCCTATTGCGCACGTTCTGCGGGACAGATGAAACAATTCCCTAAAGCGGCCAAAGACCCTAACAGTAGATTGCGGCAAGCTAGAAAAAGGTGGAAATGTTGATATGATGGGACGTAGTTCTATGGGAAGACAACTTACAGGAAACCGCGTTAAAAAAGCAGTGCCCCGTAAACCTGTAGCGGCTATGGCTAAGGGTGGTAAGGCCAAGAGTCGTGTGAACGAGGCTGGTAATTACACTAAACCTACAATGCGTAAGGCATTATTCAACAAGATTAAGGCTGGTGGTAAAGGTGGTAAACCCGGACAGTGGTCTGCACGTAAAGCTCAGATGCTCGCAAAACAGTATAAAGCTAAAGGTGGGGGCTACAGGAAATGAAGGGTGTAAAGCACTATAAAAAAGATGGGACTCTTTATACAGGAGGTACACACAAGATGCCTAACGGTTCGTTGCACACAGGCAAGACCCACGGCAAAACAAGTGTTAAGTTATCCCACTACAAAGATTTGAGTAAGAAAGCGAAGGCTAAAGCCGATGGCAAAAGCAAAAAGTCAAAAAAGTCTTAGTAAATGGACTAAGCAGAAATGGCGTACAAAGTCTGGTAAGCCATCGACGCAAGGGAAAAAGGCTACAGGTGAGCGGTATCTACCCGCTAAAGCTATAAAAGCTTTGTCATCTAAAGAATACGCTGCTACTACCAAGGCTAAACGAGCGGCTACTAAAAAAGGTAAACAGGTTTCTAAGCAACCTAAAAAGATAGCCAAGAAGACGGCAAAGTATAGAAAGACCTAGATCATGGCAGTTGTTGTACCAGAGCTAAATGAATTATTTGAAGAGGCGTACGAACGTGCGGGACTTGAAATGCGTTCGGGGTATGACTTAAAAACCGCCCGTCGAAGCCTTAATATTATGACGCTAGAGTGGCAGAACCGTGGTTTAAACCTATTTACTATAGAGGCTGGAACTATACCTCTCACTGCAGGTACAGCTACTTATACACTGCCTTCTGATACTATTGACCTGATAGAACATCAACTTCGCACTGATGAAGGCACGACGCAACAACTTGATTCGTATATCCAACGTATGAGTGTTTCTACATATTCACAGCAAGGGAATAAGAACACACAAGGGCGTCCGTCCCAAATATATGTACAGCGTAATGCCACAGACGTGCAAGTTACCCTTTGGCCTGTACCAAATGATGATACTACATACAAGTTAGCTTACTACCGTCTTAAAGGTATAGATGGGCTATCAAGTGGTGTTGGAGGAGCTACTACTTCTATACCACCACGTTTTGTACCCGCTCTTGTGTCTGGTTTAGCGTACTACATCGCTATGAAAAAACCCGAAGTCGCAGAAAGAGTTGGCCCTTTAAAACAAGAGTATGAAGAGCAATTCCGTATGGCTGCAGACCAAGACCAAGACAGGTCTACTCTTCGTATGGTTCCGTTTAGAGGAGCTATGTAATGCCCGGATATGCTAGTGGTAAACACGCATACGGTATATGTGACCGGACTGGGTTTCGCTACAAGCTGGAAGACCTTATATATGAGGTTCAACATGGAGTACGTACAGGGCTACGTGTGGGCAAGGATGTGTTTGATCCTGATCAACCACAGAACTTTCTTGGGGATGTTAACACAGCAGACCCGCAATCTTTACTTAACCCACGCCCAGATGTTAATCCGGGAAGAGGTTTATTTGGCTGGAATCCTATTTGGAACCCGGCTCAATATATGGTAGGCTCTGTAGGAAGCGTTACCATAGCAACAACAGATGGAGACTAATATGCAGACCCCTAAACTTAGACCAAAAAACTTAAAAAAGAAAAAGAAGAAGGGTGGCGCACCTGCCAACTCTCCAACACCTAAACCTCGTCCAAGAAACCTAGCTACTAAGAAGGAAAAGGATGCGTTGGATAGTGGTTTCCGTATTCAAGAAATGGAAGGCCGCGAAAGAGAAGTTATGAAGATGGCTTACGGTGGTAAAGTCAAGAAGATGGCTTATGGCGGCAAATGCCGTGGTATGGGTAAGGCTACGCAAGGCGGTAACTATAGTAAGATGGGGTAAGTTCTGATGAACTACACAGAGCTCGTTGCAGCGATAAAAGATTACACACAGAATGAGGAGACGAGCTTCGTCTCTAACATTCCTAGTTTTGTTAG